GACAGCGTTCCGCCCGTGCCGGTGAGGGACAGTCCGGACAGCCCCGTGCTTGCGCCGATATTCAGGCTCGGCTCGCCGCTGACCCGGATCGTCGCCTCGAAGCCAATCGCTTCTTCGGTCTCCGCGGTGACATTGAACGCGGACACGTACCCCTGAAACGTCCAGGACGCGCCGAGCGAAGCCGGGTAGATGATCTCGAAGTCTTGGAGATCCTTCGATTTGAGAGCGGCGTACATGGCCGCCTGTCCGGCGTCACCCGGAACAAAGAACCCGGAAATGCTGACTTCGCCGGGATCGGTGAAGCCGGCGATAAATTCGCGAACACCACCGGTGCTGTCCAGCGTCGTGACATCCAACTCCTCCGTCGACATGGACGGAGAACCGATGCTAGACAGATCAGCGACAACATTCAGGCCGATCTTGAACTTTGTGCCGATCGACCTCGTAGCTGCTTTGGTCACTTTGTTTCAACCCTCCTCATCAAAATGCGCCGAAAACTCCACCACGCACCGATGGAGCTGCGGCTGTGGTTCATTCAGTTCGACCGGCATCTGATAGGTGAGCTCCTCGATGAAGGGGCCGTCCGTCCCGATCTGCCGGCCTTCCATGCCAACAAGTAAGGCGACCACCTCGTGGGTGATCGCCTTCATGTCTTCGTACCGCTCCGCTATGACGTTCAACTCGGCTCGGACTTCCTTTGACTGGAGATACCCGTCAAGCGCCTTGTCCCGCAACCCTTCGCTCGAGGCATAGATCAAATACGGCACACCGTTTTTCTTGACCGCCTCCGGCGCGAAGAGCGGATACACGCGACCGCCCAGCGCCGGTATGGCGGCAACGATCTCCGCGCGCAGCGCCTGTTCGAAATCCTGCATCCGCTCACCGCCTTTTTGCTTGAGACTTCCGCAGCGCCTTATCGACTTCTCGGCCAGCGACCTCGAGGACCTTTCGCTCGATCTGCTCGGCGTTGTCGTCAATGGCTCGGCGCAGAAAACCGTAGCCAGGGATGTATCGGCCGTCGACTGTCAGGAAGCCGTACTCCTGCGACGCCGGGTAATAGGCGCGCTTTCCGTCTTTCGTCATTTTGACGAAAACATCGTTCTTCGCCGGGTCCATCATGATGTCATAAACTTTCTTTCCCCTGTCCCGGTTACGCTCACCTTTGAGGATGATGCCGTCACGCAGCTCGCCGGTGTCAACTGGGGCGTTGGCCTTCGCCGCCTTGAGAGCAAGCCTGCCGGCTGCCTGCGCCCCGCGCGTAGCCGCCGACTGCGGGACTTTCCCCAACTTCTCGAAGTCGCGCATCAGGTCGTCGAAACCGATGAGTGTGTCTTTGCGGGCCATTATTGGCGCTCCAATGACACAAAATCAGAATCGAATCTCCGCCACTTCCCACCTGTTCGCCACATAAAAGCGCGCCTCATAACCGCTTCGATCGCACGTTCTGCGTTTTCGAGTGTAACAAGACGGCAAAGGGCTAAGAAAAGTACAACCCAACAGGCCGACTTCCACCACCACGCCATTTTGATTCGCACCTTGATTTCCATATCACTGTCGCTCCTTACACATGAGCTGCAACTCGCGGCGCCCAAACTCAGGGTGGATAATGTGCAGGATCTCAAATTCGGTATTGGCATACACCACCCGCATCGTCCGGTCGATGTCCTCCCGGTACCGGATCCGGATACGCGTCGTGACTTCGGCGTGCTCGCTCATGGCGGCGAAGTACTCCCGCCCCCGCAGTGGTTCGACAGCGGCCCAGACCGTAGCAACCGGAACATAGTCATCCATCGGCTCGCCGTAATCGTCGGTATCATTAGGTCCGGGCGGGCGCAGGATCGTCACCCGCTTGTTGAGGCGCGCCAGCAGATCATTCTTCGGGTCACAGTCGACACAGTTCCCCCGCGGGCTCATACCGGCACCACCCTGTCCAGGTCGAGCAGCGCGTACACGGCGGGCGGCGGGTCGCAGCGGCCGTGGTCAAACCAGTGCGCGACCAGCGCAATGATGGCCTGCCGAATCCGCTGCGGCACGTCCTCCGCGGCGTCGCCGTACCCGGCGACGTACAGCACCTTGACGCCGTTGACCTCGGCCAGCCGCACGCTCGGCCATGACGCCGTGCGTTTTCGCACGACGCGGCCCACGAAGTCGTAGTCATCCACGATATAATTCGCCGAATCCCACGTCTCCGCGTTCCCGTCGGCGTCCGTGTAGGATACGCTGGTGACGGACTGGAGAGGAGGCCGCGGCAACTCAATCGTACCTCCGCACGGCCACTGGTCCAGCGCAAGCTCGAGTGTCTGTGTGACGTATGCGCGATTTTGGTAGCCCTCGCACCATTCGCGCGCAGCCGTGATCAGCGCCTCGATCTGGTCGATGATCGCCTGATCCGGATCGTCATAGCGGAGCTGCGCCGCAACTTCTTGCCATGTGACCGGCTCGATGGCCGGCGGCGTAATGACCTTGAGTCCGGCCACGCCGGATCACCTCCGATCAGCTATCCGGCTCCATCAAGCCGGCGGCTTTGAGTTTGGCAAGCAAGTTGTTGAAGTCGGTGACAAGGCCGGCAACATCGGCCGCCGTGCTGTCCGCTTGATTCGCAGCCCGCTTCAACTCCGCGCCACCCAGCAGGAGCTTTCCGGCGATGTCGATCTCGCCGCCGACGACCCAACGGTCGCCGCCTTGCTCGTGGTAGTTCCTCGCGTTTTCCCCCGCCATCGCGATCACGCCGTCCCTTCGTAAGGATTGACCAGCAGCTTGCCGATGATCGTGTTTTCGATGTTGTTCCCGGCCACCTGCTTGCGGCTCTCGTACTGGATCGCGTAAATTTCGCCGACCGTCGTCGACGCGCCGCGAACCACAACCGGGCGGATGTACTTCTGCGACGGGTCCGCGCGGTAGATGTCGAGCCAGACCACAGAGCCGTTGCCCTCGGCCACGACCGCCGAGCCTTCCAGGTCTGCGGCATCGCTGCCGTCCGCTTTTTCGCCGACCTGCGCCTTGAGGATGTTGCCAGCGTTCGCCGTGCCGATCGTCGTCACGAAAAGCACGCCCTCGAAACCGGTCATGTCGACCGTGGTGCCGTTGATGGTCGACGTGCCGGCGGACGATGCCGCGGCGACCTTCGTGATTTTCACACCGTTGCTCAGGTTCATTTTCTCGCGTCACTCCTTGCAAAAGATTTGCCCGCCATCAGGCCGGGCGGGCGCGGCTTTGATTAAGCGTCGGCCATCTTGATCCGCGCGAACGCTTCGGCCAGCACCGGTTGTCCGTCGCCCTCATAGCGGCCAATGAAGCCGGTTTGATTGCTTTCAGCATACAGCTCAACAAGCCGCTGGATTTGAAAATCGAGTGCGTCAACGTACCAGTAGTAACGCAGGTCGCCGATCAGGCCGACATACTTGCCGGCGGAAATATCGTTCGGCGCGAACTCGGAAATGCTGAATGGACGCGAAAGGATCGTGTCCGGCTCGCCGCCGGCGATGCCGGGTGCCCACAGGTATTGGCCTTCGCCGTCCTTGAGCTTGCGAATCGCCTTGACCACGTCGCGGTGGAAGATCCAGCGTGCGTTGCGCTGATACGCCTCTTTGAGACTGTACAGCGCGTCGATCAGCGTATCCGCCTTGATCGCCGTGGTCGTGTTGCTGCCGGCCACGTCGCGGCTCGTCGGGATTCCGTCATTCGACGGTACGAACAGACCGAGCGGCTTCTGATTGCCGTCGCCGGTCATATATGCCTTCTCCAGCGACGCGCCGAACTTGTATGCAAGGCGCTGGCGCACCAGAGCCTCGGCGCCGCCGGACGTCAGGCGCAGCAACGTGTTGGATACTTTGATGCGCTTCGCCAGCGGATGCGGGCGCAGCTCACGCTTGCCGAAACCGAGATCCGTTTCGTTGCCCGTCTTGAGTTCCGTGGTCCAATCCGCATCGTCCGCGTCACTGTCCAGCGTCGGCACGCCGAGAGACTTTGCTGTGCGCAGCTGAAAGCCCCGCGCGAATTGCCGGACGATGACGGAATCGTCGACTTCTTTCAAAAGCTCGTCGACAAATTGCTGCGGCGTGACCAGATATCCGCCTTCGCTGTCCGGATCGGCTGCCATCATACGGACTTCTTCGCGCGACAGTGCGGCCGCACCATGCGAGAGGAACCGCTCGAACGCTGCGCGGTACTCCTCCGACGCACGCGGGTTGTCGCCGCCCTTGCCGGCTGCCGGCGCGGGTTGAAACTCTCGGCCGGTGCCGACCGTGGCGCGCATCTCGTCCTCGATCCGCAGCGCGGCTTCGAGCCGGTCGATCTGCGCCAGATCGGAAGAGCGTCGTGTAGGGAAAGAGGGTAGATCTCG